CTTGTCTACGTCGGGGATACCCATTAGATCCCTGAAAGACAGGGACGTTAAAGAAGTCATCGGAGAGGAGGTTATTGAAAAACTATTTGAACTTCAAGGACAGCGTTAGTCTTTCGTTATCTCCACCACATACCGCATATCCTTATCGGGTGGGGATGCCGAAGGATTAAATTAAAAGGGGGTAGGTTTTGATGTATAAAATAACCGCAGTTCTAAGCACAACCGTTTTGCCGATTGACGGTACATACACCGTCCTGACTGTTGCCGATTGTCCCGACATAAAGGGCGTACCGCATTATATCGGACACCCCGACACTAAGCAGATTGTTGAGCAATTGGGCGCAGTACAAGCACCGTCCAAACTGTTTGCAGGACTGAAACCGTTTGAGAGTGCAGTTTGTTTTGCAATTGCCCAGGGCAAAAGCAAGAGGGCAACCGAGGGGTTCACTACTCCGCATCAAGTTGTAGATATGTCGGAACTGGCCATTAGAGTTATTACCCGTTTAGCAGATAATCATTATTAGGAGGGCGATGCAATGTTTAAATTTAACGTATTTAGTAATATTGGCGGCGAAAACACAAAATACCTTGAAGTGGAACTGCCGTTCATACCTCAAATTGGGATGTTTGTCAAAACAGAAACAGATGCATTTAAAGTAACAGGGTTAACCTATAACTCGACGACTAACGACTTTGTTATCTACACAGACGAACCGAAATTTAAGTGCAGTTATGGTCAGTCTAAAACCTGCTGCGACTAACTAGTAACGGTTCGGGGTGAACCTAAACCCCATGAGGGAGGGTTTATTTATGCGAGATTTTGAATTAGGTGACATTTTAACCGTCACCACAGGTAAATTAGTTTCCAGGCGCATGATGGACGGAGTTTATGACATTCTTAATTACATGACAGGATATACCTTATTTACCCATCAACTACCCGAAGCATCAGCACAATGCAAACCGTTTTTATTAGAGCAGTATCCGCAACTTAGTAATGTTGATGATTCGGTTATCAACAAGGATAATGCTTATGACTGGTTGAGCGAGCAAGAAGAAAAGTTTGGTAGTAAGTTACCCGTAAAACCGATACGCGAATAGTCTTTCGTGGTGCCTACCTTCCGGGGTAGGTAGTATGAAACACTATTTTGAGGGGAGGAACCACAATGTTAGCAACCGCCAAAAACCTGCACCACAACCCCACACAGGGGAGCAAAGTCGAAGCAGGTACATTTACACCTAGGATAAAAAAATACCTTGTCAGAGTACATTTTCCCGACATGCACATCGGAAGGACATTTATCCCGGCAGGGGTGAGCAGGAAAGTAGTTTGGGGAACATCACCGCTTGATGCTTGTCAGTGGATGGCAGAGCATTTCGATTCTGCCGAGTGGGTGGAGGTGATTAAGTGAAATTTAACGAGCAGCAACAAAAATATTACGCATCACTTCACAGCAAGGCGAGGCGCAATAGGAAAACAGTTAGGGAAATGCTTGAATGGCTTGAAAATAACTATACGGGCGATACAAGGAAGGCTATTAGGCATCAGATGGGATCGGAATCATGGAAAACAACGGTTGAATTGCAACTAAGGATAGTATACAAAAATGTATTAAAAATAGCATAGTTTCCTTACTCTGCCCCTTTGGAGAGGGGTGGGGATAGGGAAATTAAGAAGGAGGGGTTATGATGATTGAAGAAAAATTCCCTGTTTTCATAAAGAAAATGGAGGAAATGCTCAAAAACAAGGACTATACATTTTGCGATAAAAAAACGCTTGAAAGGTTAGTAAAAATCAACAAGGAGTTGATATTATGCCACAACCGCAGAGATTTGACGAGTTAGAAGAATCCAGACTTGGCGAGATTAAAAAGTTAGTTTGGGAATTATCCGGCAAATACAAGATGTCGGACGAGGACACCCTGAAATTAGTCAACCTGATTGATGCCGAGCATAGCAAACTAGACAACATCAGATCCGCAATGTCGGAGATTTTGTCTAAACTTTAAAAGCAGGGGTTTTCGCCCCTGCTCACCGCAACAATCCCCTTTTAACCGCAAACTCCCGTCCATTCTCCAATATACCCTGCCAGCGATTATAAACCGTTCTCATACTTACCCCGAGTTCCATAACGATTAGTTTCTTAACCGAACTGCCGCGCACATATTCCTTATGCGTCTGCTTTAACTCCAACAGTAACTTATCATCAACGCTTAAACCTGCTACCAGTTCATCAACCACTCTTAGCCACACTTCAGTTACCGTCAACGATGCCAACGCGATCCCTGCCGATGCTGTCCTATTGCCTGTGGTGCTACCTCTTGGCATACCGTCAGGAGGTGGGGGAGAGTTTTCAAGTATCCTCTCCCTGTCCTGCTCGTACTGCTGTTTTATGTCGTGATAGTTGATTAGATAGTTAGCGACTATTCGTTTTTCTTGCTTGAACGGATCAGCTAACTTATTCGCCATCGGCAGCCTGCCTTTTTCTCTGCCCCGACCACAGATTAGCCCTGGCCCTGCGAAAATGGTTACGGCAAAAGTTACTTCTGATATTGCGGAAATTTGCTCTGTTGGTAAAGTTGTGCTGTTTCCAAAGTGGTAGTTCTACACGAAAATATAACCACTTCATCCTTAAAAATTCAGCGTACAAACTCAAACCCCCTTAGTCGAATAAGGTCTAATCGCCCTCAAAACTAAATACTGCGGTATATGCGGCAACTTCTCCCACACATAATTCATCCGGGTAGAATTGTCTTTCATGGCAGCCAACTTGTCCCGGTTGAGTTCGCAAAACGCGATAAACTCGTCGGTTAGTTGGCGTTCAATTTCCCGGTTAATTCTCATTTCCCTATACCGAATACCGACATAAACAGATAGCAGATAACGGGAGACATAAATATAAAGCATATAACCCTATAACCTTTGTCGCTATTAAACAATCTTCCTTGCATTATATTGGCAACCATAAATATTAAAGAATACCAACCCAATATCTTAAATAACAATGTTATTCCCCCTTCTTCTTCCGCTTTTTCTTGACCTCCGTCTTGCCATGCAGAGCGTCAATTACCTCCTGCTGATATGCTGTTAAACCGTCAGTATTGCCCATATAAGCAAGTCCTATATACACAAGTACCGCCGCGTCTGTTTCGTCGTTTGTACGGCACTCTACGCCCCATTTTTTATATGCGGCAACTGCTATTTCTTCCTTACTTGCATTGTGCTTTCCGGTTGCAAATTTCTTTAACTGTGTTGGTGCTACTTCTAAAACTTCTAAGTTTGACTCATGGAACATAACCCTGAGAACTCCGCCCAATTCTCCGATCTGATGCGCTTGGTTAGGACGAGAAAAGGCGTACGACTCTATTACCACCAAGTTGCCGTACATAACCTCTTTAAACACTTCTTGCCTAATTTCGACTAATCGTTCAACGCCTTTTTTCTTACTCTGAATACTCTTTGTAGTAACATTGTTGGCAATAAGAGTATCGACTTTTGCTATCCCTGTACTTGTCAGCGAAGCATCTACGCCGTAAATGTTCAATAATTAACAACCCCCTATATCCATAAACCCATCCCTCAACCACTTCGGGCATCCCATATTCGGGACAAAGTGGCGGCAGGGTTTAAATTTGCCGTTCTTGTGCAAACAATTTTTCCGCACTACCCTCATCCACCCCATTTTGCCGGGGTGGAGTTTTGATAAGCACCACCCACAATGAGGAGTTTTCTTTTTACGCTTTTTTCGCATGACGGTAGACTCCCTGACGTATTAAAAACCCTCTCGTTGCTCCGTTGGTTAGTGATAAAATCTTATTTATGCGGTACAAACTATAACCCTGCGAGTATAATTCAAGCACCTTTCTCTTTGTATCCTCGTTGATATGGTGATAGTCGCGAGAGTTTGAATTAACTCTATCTCCAAAAATACCGGCATAACTGTTCATAAATTCACCGACATTAACCTTTGCGCCCGAAGTTTTTGCAGTACGATCATATGCCAAAAGACTCCCAAGGAAATGCTGCATTTTACATTGCTCGATAGGGTTGAGGACTTCTGTATAAGATAAAGGCATAGTATCAACTCCCCTTAATCTCAGTTCTCCCAAAACTCAATCTAGTTACGGTAGTCTTAATTTCCATAATATGATCCTCATAGCACCCGGAGCATTTCACCGTTATCGCTCCGGGCGAGAATACGTTGGCAGGATTTTCTTTACCGCATTTTTCACATTTCCATTTTGCGATCATTCAAGATAACCTCTTTCAATCATCTTGCGCCAGTGCATTTCTTCGACAACATCGGGAAAAGCACATAGATTAAACACTAATTCCACTGCCGCCTGCGCCACGTCCATTGCTTCTTCGATTACCTTATTTCTTATGTCAGCAGGAACTTCTTTACGCTTTCCTGTTTCTCCGGTCAACTGTCCCAACCTTTCCGACAATTCGCCTACTTCCTCGGCAATTTGCATAAACTGAGATATGGGAGATTTATATAAACCTTCTTTGAGTTTAGGTAGTTTTATGGTTTTTGTTTCTTTGCTAATCATCAATTAGTTACCTCCTGCATACAACCCTGCGCCCGATACCACTTTTCGCAAGGTTCGTCACAGTTCCCTTCCTTCGGACAACCACTACAGACACCTTCTTCTTTCCAAACTTCGTCCTTCGGCGTAATCCCTGCCATTTCAACAACCTCATGCCCTTACACCTACACCTTAACTCTAAGGCCAATATTCCATACCCTACCTTATCTCCCCACGGACTTTCGCCCAATGCGTCCTCGTCAGTCGCTATCCGCATATTTTTATCGAAGTCCCTGACAAGTAGAAGCATATTTTGGTATTGCTCCGGCCTTACCCCGTTAGGATAAAGCAACTTCAAATATTCAACCGACTTCCCGGCAGCATCACCGTAAGCGGCATTTTTCTCCTGCACCAACTCGGCAATTTTAACCGCAATCGGCATAAATTTGTTATCCATTACTCAATCGCTCCTTCGTCGGGATTGTCTATAATCAGGGCATCCTGCTCGTACTGCTCGACTTCAACGCCACATTTACGAAGGTAGTTAACCCCATCCTCAACATTATGCTCGTCCCGGTAAATAACCTTGCAAATACCCGCCTCAACAATCATAATAGAGCAGTCAAGGCATGGTTTATATGTGCAGTACATTGTCGCCCAATCAGTCTGAAAACCGAATTGTGCGGCCTTCAAAATAACCGCTTTCTCAGCATGAATTACCGGACATTCCCCATTCCATTGCCCCGACTGCTTACCTTCTCTCGGACAATTATTACAAAATCCTTCTTCCGTACCATCTGGTAGGTGGTTAAATCCCTGTATGTGTCTTGCGACACCTTCTCTAACAATAACCGCACCTGTCTGTTTTCTCTGGCAGTCAGAGGACCTCGCTACACGCTCGGCAAGTTTCATATAGTCAGTCATTAATTAACCTCCAATTTAGGATATGGTTTACCGCACGATCTGCCTTCGACACATTTTCC